CGGCTGGTCCGGCTGGTCCGGCCGGGGCCAGCGGAATCATGGATCTTGACCCGGCTTACGCATTGGATGATTTTGAAAGCTACCCGGTGGGAGCCATTGCCGTCCCGGATGGCGGCTACGGCTGGCAAGCGAACGGTATTGCCGGCGACGCGGTAATTAGGGCTTGCACACACCGCAATGGAAATATTCAGAACCGACTTGAACTTGGGACAAGCGGAAATGCGTATTACCGTCGCAAACTTGGGTGTGACAATGGTTGGACGCTTCTCCGGGTTGTTTTCGCTTTGCGGATTGCCGCGACCGGAAACAAGACGGGAACGTTTTGCATCGGGGCGATGGGTCATAATGTCAACGGGATTACTTACGGTGCCTTGGATGGCGCCAACGCGCCCAATTGGATCGGAATGTATTCCTCGAATGGCTGGGCCGGGGCCACTGCGAATTGGGTGGATACCGTTGTTGGGACGACCTACGCGAATCATTACGTCGGAGATCGGCTCTATTTTGGTGACCGGACTGGGGCTGCGACAAACGACGCTTACAACGCTTTGGGCGGCGGTGCGGGGACAGTGACGGGTCGGTTTGAGGGAGATCCGGTTATTGGGTTGTTTCAGGTGGGACGGGTGCCGTATTCTGGAGTCGGAGCCGTCAACTACACGGTGACCGGAGGATTATGTAGTTCTGGAAATACCGGTTACGATCGAGTGTGGGATAAGCATGAATGGAAGGATTTGACAAACGGCGTTCATGCGGCTCTTACGATGGATCACTGGCTTTCTCGCGCGAGCACGTGGGCGTTTGAGGAAGCGGGCGGGGAGTTAGACGCTCTCGAATTTGCTTGGAATGGAAATGCGTCCCTTCAGGTGGATTATATTTCGTGTTGGCAGATTCAATAAGCCATGAGTGCCATTGCCGGCAAACCTCATTACGACCAGACGGACCCGCCCGAGGGTTACGTTCCGATGAACGTGATCAATGCTCCGGACGGCCCGGAGGTTTATCGCGTTGACGTTTCCAGGGTTAACCTTAAGGGAGATCAAGGAATCACGGGGTTGATTGGTCCGGTTGGCCCGGCGGGCGCGGTTGGCTCGGTGGGTGTGGCTGGTGCGGCTGGACCGGCGGGGGCTGCGGGCGTGGCCGGGGCTGCGGGCGCGGCAGGTGCTGCTGGTGCGGCTGGGGCTGCGGGCGCGGCCGGTATTTGTGGGTTGCCTCCCTCGGCCACACTGGATGATTTTGAACAGTATTCCGTCGGAGCCATTACCGTCCCGGACAAGGGGTATGGGTGGCAGGCTAACGGAAAGGCGGGTGACGCCTCAATTGTCTCGGTGACCCATCGGAACACCAAGACGCAGAAGCGGCTCGAACTCGGCAACAGCGGCAACGCGTATTATCGTCGAAAACTCGGGGTTGACAACGGTTGGTGTGGGGTGCGGATCGGGTTTGCTCTGCGGCTGCGGGGAACGGGCAATAAGAGCGGGCGGCTTTGCATCGGGCTCATGGGCGACAATGCAACCGGAGTTACTTATGGCCTGCTTGACGGCGCCAACGCGCCAAACTGGATCGGAGTTTACACCGCCAATACCTGGGCCGGTGCCGATGCGACTTGGACGGATACCACGGTCGGGACTACCTACACGCACCATTACGCCACAAGTCACCTTTATGGGGGCCATCATCACGGCGGCGGCGGAGCGTTTACGGACGATGGCAATCTGGGGGCTGCGGGACTTTACATCGGACTTTCTGAGGGTAATCCGGTTATCGGGCTGGTTCAGATTTTTCGGGCGCGTTTCAACGGGGTGGGGGTGGTCAACTACAGCATCATTAGTGGATTCTGTCAGACCGGCAACACGGGTTACGATCGGATTTGGGAAAAGCATCAGTGGAAAGATCTGATCAATGCTATTTACGCCAACATGGCTCTAGATCATTGGTGGACGACGGCCCAGGCTACGACATTTTCTGAAGCGGGCGGGGAGTTAGACGCTCTCGAATTTTCCTGGAAGGGGAACGCACCGATGCAGGTGGACTATATTGCAACTACGGCTTTTTATTGAACCATGAAACTGAATATCAAACTTGGATCGAGTTCCGACTTGGCGCCCTGTGGTTGTCCTGTAGATCAGCCCCGCGACTGGTATCCGACGATTCACTTTGAAACTCCCGAGGAACTGGAGTTGCCCAAAGAGGGCACCATGACAGTCAAATTTCGCAAGGTGGAGTCTGCGGAGCGCGAGCGGGGCGAAAAAGAGGTCTATTCATGCACCGTCGAGGTGCGGGAGTTGGTCTCGGTTGACAGCAGTTCGGTCGAACCCCCGGCCCGGTCGCACTCTCGCGAAACGGAGGACGCACTCGACAGTCTGCGGGCCGAAAAAATGGAGGAAGACTAATGTATCGGGTGGATGACGTTTACGATGAGGCCAAGAAGGTTGTTGGCTCGTGCGATGACATCAAGCTGTTCAGGTGGCTCGGCGATGCGGTGACGTTAATCGCGAACAAGGCCGACTTCGAGGGGTGGAAGGGGTTCATTGACATTTGCACTACCGGGCAGAACTGCATCACCCTGCCACGGGAAGTCGAGACGGTCATCGGGGTGAACCTCGGGGGCAAACCGACGCTTGCTTACGACCAGCTTTTCAATTTTCACCTGAACGGCCCTGGCGACTGTATGCCGTGCGCGTGGTCCTGGCAGGACCAGGGCGGCGGGCATCCGACTTACCGGGACATCATCACTCCGTCCAAGGTCATCGCCCACCTGTCCACGCCATCCGACAATGGCAAGGCGCTGGTGGTTTTCGGGTATGACTCTTTCGGCAACAAACTTCGCCGGCAGGTAAACGGGACGTGGTATGACGGGTATCAGGTGCCGACGATTTACGGTTACGCGCTGCCTGACGCGGGCGCTCCGAAGATCTCCCGGATCGTGGCAGTCGAAAAGGTTGAGACTGTCGGGCCGGTCCGGTTGTCCACGATTGACGACTCTGGCCTGAGTGGAATCACGCTTGGGATTTACGAGCCTGACGAGATACTGCCGCAGTATCGCCGGATTCGGGTCCACGCGTCTTGCACCTGGGCTCGGATTGCCTATCGAAAGATCAATCCGACCTTTCATTCTCGGTGGGATCACGTTCCGCTGAAGAGTCGGATCGCGCTTCTTAACGGAGTGCGGGCGGTCAAGTTTTACTCGGACACGGACCTCGGCAACGCGCATTCGTTTGAGTCCGATGCGGCTCGACTTGAAATCGAGGCGCAGCGCGCGAGCGAGCCCGTTGCGTTCTTCCCGATTCAGGTTGTGGACATGAACAACCCGCAGGACAAGAACGACTACGACATTCGATAATATGGCCCAGAAACCTCCGCATATCGGCCGGCAGCCGCGGGACACCTCGGCGAGCGTCGGGGATACTGTCACGTTCAGCGTGAACGTAACCGGGACGGCTCCGCTTGTTTTCCGTTGGATCAAGGACGGCTTTTTACTGGAGTCTAACCCTTGGTTGACGGGCCTTGATGGCGAAGTTCTCACGATTAACTCAGTGAAGGCGTCGGATTCCGGAAAGTATTCCGTGAAGGTCACCAACGCTTCCGGCGAAGACACCAGCGCCGAGGCTGTTCTGACGGTCACGGAGTCACCCCCCGAGAATCCTCCGAAGCCGCCGAAGAAACACGACGCCGAGTTGATTGAAGAGGCGGAATCCGAGACGACGGCGGCCGTGATGTCTGAGGCGGACTACATCAAATTGGTGCGGGACATTTTCGTGATGCAGGCCGCGGTGTGCCGAGACTTTTCTCCGGCGGATGCTTTGGGGCTTGCCATCCGATTTGCAAACGCCCTGGACTCGGGGCAACTGGAGATTTTGACCGCGCGTGCGCTGAGGGTTAACCGGGTGTTCCGCGCCATCCTCAACGAGAAGCGCGACAAGGAGAAGAAAAATGCCGGACCGCTTGTTAGATTATGATGGCACGTTCTTCCGCGGGGTGAAGAGCGACAGCGACCCGGGGCAGGTGCCCCTCGGTTACGCGTGGATGACGCAGAACATGCTGAACACCGGTGGAGTATTGTCCTGCCGGCCGGGCTATCGCTGCATCGTCGAACTCCCGGACGGAAACCTGCAAGGGCTGACGATTTTTCGACCGAAGGTGGGTTTAGAGCAACTCGTGATTTGCCTGGACGGCCACGTCTATGTTGCCGAGTATCCGTTCCATGAATGGAAGTTGCTCGAAAATATTCACATGTCGGAAATCGCGAAGCAGGTCTTCTGGTGTCTAACGGACCAGTCGGCCCGCCGGCTGACTGACGATCTGACCTCCGCCATCGAGATCATTGCCCCGAGAACGGTCCTCTTGATTCAGGACGGCGGACTAACGGCGCCGGCATGGTATGACGGCAGCAACAATGGGCATTTGCGCAACAAACAGTTTGAGACTCCCTCGGGCGGCCCGATGGCGTGGATTGGTGACCGACTCTGGGTCGCAAAGGGGAGTTACGTTTACGCCTCCGACATTGCGAACCCGCTGAGCTTTCGCGAGCAACTTTACCTCGGCGGTGTGGCGGCCTTCGTGTTTCCGTCGGAGGTCACGGCGCTTGCCACAACTCCGGGCCTGGATTCTCCGCAGCTTCTCGCCTTCACAGAAAACACGGGCTCGCTCGTGCGAGCGAGCATCCGCGAGCGAACGAACTGGCTGACGACGGAGGACATGCAGCGCGATATTTTCGACACCGGCGCATCAGGGCAGCGGGGCGTCGTCAAACACTTCGGCCAGTTGGCCTGGATTTGCAACAAGGGGATTGTGTTTTTCGACTCCGCGGTTCTGTCGCAGCAGAAAGCCCGGCTTCCGATTCGGGATAATGAGATGATGATGTCGAAGAACCGACTGGCCGCTGACCTGTCACTCGTGGCCGGCGCTGCGTATGGCAGTTACATGCTTTTCTCGGTTCCCTTCGAGGACTGTTACAACCGGCATACTTGGGTGTGTAACAATGCCAGTTTGGAAACGCTAACGGACGATTCAGGGCCGTCTTGGGCGGGCTACTGGACAGGCACGCGCCCGGTTGAGTGGGCCTACGGCGCGGTTGCCGGTGCAGAGCGCATCTATTACGTTTCGGTGGATCACGATGGTAAGAACCGCCTGTGGGAGGCGTTTACCGGGGAGCGCCTCGACAACGGCTGCCCTATCACGTGGTCTGTTGAGACCCGGGGATACTTTGGGCAGACGACGCCGGACAAACAGAAGCTCGACGGAGAGGACTGCCAGTTCCGTTATGCGGACCTGGCATTGACGGCCATCGAGGAAGACGTTGACATCGGGATTTTCTATGCGGGGGGCCAACGCGGGGCATTCAAAAAGATTCTCGCAAAGCGGATTAACGTCTCCCGGGGCTCTTTCAACCGCAACAGCACAGTAACGGCCACCACAGAACTTTACGGCTACAAGCCGCAGTCACGGCGACTGCGGACACAAGAC